CCGCTCATTAACGAGTGCCCCAAGCATGAACAGATACTACAATTGGGCCAGCAGAACCTGACTTAATTCTAAACCAAATAGGTGAAACGTTTCTATTATCAAAAGACAATCCTGCACTTGGCTTTGTAGAGTCTAACTCTCCATGAACAGTAAGTCCATTGAATGAATATTCTACTACGCCCGTTCCTTCATTAAGGAAAATTAAACTTTGTGTTGGAAAGGTTATGATAAGATCTGGCTGCTTGCCATCAACGCTGGCACCGCCAAAAGTAGCCGCAGTTACAGAAACTTTCTCAAAAAAGTTGTAGTCTCTACCAAGTGTAACATATCCTTTACCAGGGAAACGATTAGTCATAATTTATCCTTTACAATCTTATAGCAAGATACGGAATTATTACATTGTGTAAAATTCTTTATAGAAAACCAAAAGAAGGTTCTCTATGGGTCACATGCAATAAGAAATAATGAAAATCAATATCTGCCGATGCCAATGATGATGCAGCAGTTATTTGAAAAGTAGCTATTGAGTCAGATATTGACCAGGAGAATGTTGTTATAAAAGTTCCACTAGTTAAAACTTGAGTAGCATTAACTGCTTGTGCCGTAATTATTGGACCAATTCCAACTCTCATAGCTGCCGCAATATTAACATCACCTTCTCTAATTTGTACGTCATAACCATCATTACATTCTGCAGCAAAAAAAACTTTACCACCAAAAGTGTAATCTGGTTTAGTTCCATATATTGGAACCGTTTTTGACAAATCAACATAAAATAATGGCGTGGCAATATTGTTTGTTAAACTTTTAATGATAGCTGGCACAATAGGAACTGGCCTAATAGTTGTTGATGGTCCCAAAATATTAAGTATGTCATTGCCGAGTTCAGAAGTTAAAATTTCTGGAGAACCAGCCATTTTTAATTGTTTGTTTCTTATTTTATTTCCAAGATCACCTTTAATTAGTGAGGCTCTAATATCTTCTTCAGCAACGCCTGGTATTTGCATTAAATCTAGTAATTGCCCCGGATAAATCTTAGTACCAAATACTTTAATAATTCTACCCGGTGGCGATGTAATATTCTTAACAATAAAAGAGAGTGCTCCAGAAGGGCCAGTTGCAAAAATACTCATAGTATATTTATGTGAAAATATTACGATACATAGTTGGATTTGGCGTCATTGTAGCCCTTTTCCATCATTTCCCGTATCTTAAAAGGTCTGAAATCTAATAGGTCTTCAATTAGATTGGAGTCGGGACGGATTATATTGAGCTGAACAAGCTTTTTCTCTGTAATTCCTGCCTGAGCCATTCTATTATACATCTCTACCTTCTCAATATCATTGGCCATAATCTTATCTGTCGATAAATCAAGGCTTCTCTTCAACACATCTACTGTAGTTGGATTCTCAATAAACTTCTTCATCCTAACCTTAGGATTAGTAATGATAACATCAATAATATCCGCACCTAAATCTACCGCCTTCTTAATTGGGGATATCTCCTTGACCCCGCCATCCGTCCAAAGCTGTCCTAGAAAGCTAACTGGAGTCAGCATACCGGGGAATGAGGCAGAGGCAATGACAGCATCAATGAAGTGATCGGATGTTTGGTCAAAAATAGTGTATTTGCCAGAACTAAGAGATACTGTTCCAACGTTCACCATTTTGCCGCTTTTTCGTATCTTATCTAAATCAATACCGTTTCTTAATATATTAGATAATGGATAACTATCAAAAAAGCTTTTATTCCATAAGGCATGTAATCTGCCAAATGGAAACCATCTTTTATAAACTTTTTCAGTAGTCATACTCTGCCACATATTGACAAGAGTATCTACTGATTTCTTTTCTTCACCAGTAGGGAACATAGATAGATAGGCGCAGTTGATTGCACCGACAGATACTCCACAGAAAGCATCATAAGTAGTATGTAATTCGCCAAGAATATATTTAAGAGCGCCGGCTTGATATGCCCCTTTACTGCCCCCTCCACTTAATACCAATGCTCTCATATACTTACCCGCGATAATCTATAAACTATATCCTCTATTGTCTTTGGTTTGACAAGGTTAGTAATCAGATAAACACAATATTTACTCATTAAACCTCTTTAGTTTAGATCCTATAGTAGATATCTAATTAGTTAGATGAGAATAATCACTTAAAAACAATAGCGGCGGCAATAACATTTGCATTTGTTGCAACTTCTTTACCAAGAGTTCCAGGTATAGTGTGATCTGCCTTAGGCTCATTCCATACAGTTTTTGTAATATTTTCAGGACTTAATAGATGTGTTGCATCAATCGTTGCTCCAGCACTATTATCTGTTAGCTTGCCAATTCCTCTTATTATAATAGTGCCGGCAGTAATAGTGCTATCTAAAATTACTTGGCCACTATTTAAGTCTATACTAATACTTTCAGAACTGCCTTTATTTATTAAAGTAATTCCTCCATTATAATTTCGTAATGATAATGCTGATGAACTATTATTAAAATCTATTATAGGTGTTGATGCTCCTGGAATACCGCTATAACAATTTAATATATGTGCATTTCCACCTAAAATAATTGTTCCAGAAAGCACACAATTTATAATATGTCCATCAACATAATTTAGATTTAATATATTGCAAGATTTAATATTTGAACCACCATCTAATATTCCCTGAATAGTAGCATCAGTAAAACCACAGTTAATAACATTTGCACCAGAATCAATTGTTAATGTTGTTCTATTTTCACTTTCTCCGATAAAATTTTTATTGGAATAATTTGATCCAGCAATAATTGTGGCGTTTCCAATAATATAAAAATTAATAAATCCTCTGCTATTAGCAATAGATAATGCATCTACAAAATTATTCACTGGTTGTCTAGGAGTTCCTTTAGGATATGTTGTGCCAGAATATATAGAAGTTAGATTTACACTTACCCCTCCATTAAAAGAGCTATACTGAATGTCGTCTAACTCTTGCAATGTTGCAGATGATGATGATGTAGTTAATATCTGAGTAAAAGCTGTAGGATAAATTGGAGATATATCTGATCCGACAAAATTTATTGCTACTAGATTTCCTCCAGATACACGGCACTGCGTATAAGTGGGTCCTGGACGAGCTTCAAACGCTAAAACGGCATCTAAAAGCTTAACTGTTAATCCTACTAGAGTACCGCCGCCTAAATTTTCTTTGCCTGAAGCAGATGCTATTTGAGAATAAATTAAATTCTGCAAATCATCTTCCGCCTCCCTACAAGTATCTAACAAGTCTTGTATCGTTATTTCTGTAGATGGTGCCAATACAGTAATAATACGTGGAGACGCTGCCCAATTAAAAATAATATCAGATCTTACTACCATTTTTGTTCTCCAGCCAACTGATCATTTGACTTTCATAATCCATTGATGAATATTCTTCAAGAATGGCAGTTTTTAGAAGTGTAATGGTTTTTTCACGATTTTCACGAGTAGATTTTAATTTTGGAATATCTGTTAAAATCCATTCTCTATCCGCATCACTTAATTTAGCAATACCAAGATCATGATTATTTAATTTGATTTGTAATGCTGATTGAGCAGATTCTTCTTGTTGAGAAATAGCCCTCTCATTTTTTATTGATTGTTCAAAAAGTGCAATATTTTCAAGTCGTTTATTTTTTAAAAGAATTAAAGAGTCTATATCATATTTGGCAGCATCTTCTTGTAATTTATTCAATATTTTCATTTGACTTCTCTTCAATAACTATATCGACTACTTTTCTTCTTGTATCCGAATATTTATATGGAGTTTCAATTGGGCTGCCTTCTTTTTTTGTGTCAGCATCATTATATTTTTTTACTTTAATAAAAACAACTTTATTTTCATCATTCATTAGTAGCTCCCATTAAGTATTAAGTGAAGATTGGGTCAGCTGTTCTAATAACGCTTACGTTCATTCCACCAGTTGTAATTGTTGATTCTGTTTCGAAAGGAAGAATAGTTCCTGCTTTACGGGCACGAACAAGTACAGGTACGTTAGAAAGATACGTTACGCTTACAGCTTCATTTCCTGGTGCGCCACCGGTTCCAACTGTTTCATAACTATCGATAATTGGAACATAAATAGTATCGCCAGTAGTGGTGGCTACAGGCAATGTATTTATTTCATATGCATCAGTGGTCCAGTCACCTATTATAGTTGTAGTGAGTTGCGTTTCGGAATCAATAGAAACTACATAAGCTATTACTGCTTCAGTAGTATTTCTAATTAAATCACCAACTTTAATTCCCCATGTAACGAAAGTTGCGGCAGCATCAACTAATGTGGTTGAGGTTGAGCCAGCATCAGCAGTAAGTGCTGTACGTGAAGCTAATGTAAATGTAGCTGACGCGTAGCTGTTATATCTCAAACGATATTCTGTTGTTGCGCTTGTATCAACTAAACGAACAATTCCTCCCGCCGTCTTTCCTGGAGTATCATTTGTAATTGCGGAGCCCGCAATAAGAGTTGTAGCTCCAGCAGACTGTGCCGTGCCAGCATATTCTGCTTTATTAATTATTCCACCAGCAACAGTAAGTCTGAAAACGGCAACACGATCGGCTAATCTAGTATTTGATACCTGAACTGTTACCTTTGTTGGTGCAGTTACTGTAACTCCAGTATCATCAGTAAGCTGGAACTTATTAACATCAGATGTTAAATAATTCTTAAGAACAACTCCTGGCGCTGCGAACCATGTACCTCCGGCAAAAATACCAAATGGGGCTGCCCCAATTGGAGTAATAGATGCTGGAACTACTGCTGAGACTTCATTAGACGCTGCTCTACGAACAATTTCTCCGTTAACAAATGTTCCTCTTGAATTACGAAGAACAAGAATTTTACCAGCAGTATGATGCGCTACAACGGTTCCGGTAGCACCACTAGTTACTCCTGTAACTACTGTGCCTTCTGCTATTGTTCCAGTTAAAGTAGTATAGCTCATGCGATAATCAGATCCAATATATCTTTCGCCCTCAATAGTATTTGTTTTAGCAGTAGTTGTGCCGCCACGACGAGTTAAAAATTGAGTATATTTATATCCTTCAAGCACTGAATATGTACTCAAAAGATCAATAGCAATTGAATAAGGTTCAGTTGAACCATTTTCATTAACATCTTGCGTATCATCTGCAGCATGTGTTATTGTTGCTGTATATCCAGCAATTGCAGTATCAGTTGGGGATGCTGAAGTACAAGTTCCCAAAGATGTATTACCTTTAACTGTATCAGTATTAACAAAATCAGTAAGATCTCCAATTAAATAATATGTAAGTGTTGGAGTTGTTCCTGGTGAGCCTGCGACTGCCGTAAGAATGCCCTTTTTAGTGGCTGATCCTAAGCCGCCGGCTGCTGGAGCGAAAATAACTTCTCCAACAACAAATGTTCCAGTACCTGATGTAGATGTAAATGTTCTATATCCAACAGGATTATTATTAAGATCGGTTCCGGTTTGAAGAGGAATGGGGTTACGACCACCAGCACTTAATCCAGAAGTGAAGTGCGCGTATGTTTGGTCAGATTGACGAGCGAAAACTGTTACGAAACCACCATCAACAGATGTCCCCATATCTGTAACTGGAACTAAAATATCGAATGTTCCTGCCGACCACCAAGAAAATGTTCCTTTGTATGAAGTAAGCTTAACTCCATTTTGATAAACATATTGATCAGTATTTGAAACTAGTGTTGCGATACCAGTGTTATAAATATTCGCCCAAAGCATTTCACCAGTTATAGCTGCAGTTGCTTGAGTTACAGATGCTGCTGAACCACCAGTTACAGTAATAGTTCCTGTTGCACCTGCCCAATCATTGCCAACAGCAGATGTTGCCGGTCTAATCCAAGCATATTTTATACCGCCAGAAGTGGCATAATCAAGAAGAGTTCCAGTTGAAGTGCTTGTTGCATTGGTTACAACTTTACCAATATCACCACCAACAAAGTCAGTTCCAATAGTATATGTGATACGAACTATACCGGTGTTTGTGCCAGTTGCACGAAGCCATCCACTTGTCTTTAGGGCGCCACCAACTAAATGTTCAACGGTAGTGCGATCGATAAACCAAGGATCTTTATCAGAAGGATCGATAATTCCAATAGTATATTCGGTTGGCGTCTGAGCGCTAATAGCGGAGCCATCGTCCATTTGATTAAGTTCATCTAATAGATCGGCTAAAGCTGAATACAACTGATTTACGGTTCTAGTTCCGGTTGCAGAACCTGTCCAAACAACACGTTTTTGACGAGTTTCGGCCAAATAATAGACTGTAAAATCGCCAGCAAGAATAGTATCAGACATGTAAATCTCCAGTTATTTATAAACAAACTTCTTCTATATAATAGCTAAAAAGTAGCATGGTATATTGTTTTTTTATTTAAGGCGATGCTATTATATCAGTTACAAGCGTAATCGTAGAAGTAAATCCTGTAGAAATAATAGTTCCAGAGGAATCATTGTTAATATACCTAGTTATGCCAGTGCTTGTTTTTCTGGCTCTAATATAAATTGCCGTATCTGATATATAACTAAATGTAGTAGTTGCTATACCGCTAGCATCTGTCAAACTATTCATTAGCTCACTATTATCGCTTGATTTATAAATAGCTACACGTGCGTTTTGAATTGGCGATCCCAATGCGTTTAAGACTGTAGTTTTCAGAGTAACTACACTAGTTACAATTACTGTTGTTGCTCCTGCGCCATTACGAACGGCTGGTGTCGTTCCTCCAGAAATAGTTATTGTAATTGTTTTTCCACTATTATTATAAACGGCAGCGTCTGTGGAACCAGAGCTAGCGCTACCGTTTGAACCAGGAGTTCCGCCGTATCCAGTGAACGTAACATTCGTGAACGTCAGAGTTATAGGTGTATTCGATCCGAATTCGATGCCATGTCCAGTTCCACCAGAAGTAAAAGATGAATTATCAATTTTTGATGAAACATCAGCATTACGATCCCAAAGTAAAGCTGTTGCACAATTAACATATCGATTATTTGTAAGAACTGGAGTAGTTGTAGTGACACGCAATTGATACGTAGCACTGATTGGGGTAATTGTTCGAAGATCTTGGAAAAGACAATTTTTAATAGTTGCTCCACCAACTGTAATTTCTCCTGAATCTGAAATAATACATCCATCCAATGTACTGGTGGTAGTTAGAGCTGCTGACTTCATTTGCTGAAGAGTACAGGAATAAAGATTGATTGTTTGATTAGCTGCGCTAGCCGAAAGGGTCCAAATAGAACCGCCTGCTACGGTGGCAGTACACGTGGCGCCAGTACCACCGCCTCCTGTAAGCGTAAGCGTTCCGGTTGGTGGTACAGAATAAATACCAGGAGTTTCCATTTGTAATGAAGTAATAACACCAGTTGTAACGGAAATTACTTTCATGGTTGCAGCAGTTCCAGTACCACCCGAAACAGTTAGAATATTACCAACTACGTATGTTCCTCCTGTTCCACCGCTAACGATAACTGGAGCAATAAGTCGTCTTGTCGTAAGACCAGTTCCCTTAATAGTACAGCCGCTTGATGTAAGAGTTCCAGAAATACTACCTAACGTTAAAGTGGTCCCAAAGCTAGCGGCACCGGCAAGTACAATTTCATAGAAACCAGCTCCTACTGGCTGATCTCGATAAACAATAACTCGATTCGTATCAGTTAGAACAGTTACCGCCGTTTGTGCCGCAGTACCAATATTAATTTTTCCAGCAAGAAAATAGGTTCCTGTATTTTTACCAATAATACCCCATTGATTGGCTGTAGTAGAATCTGTTGAATACAAATCTTCAAATGCAACAGGTGATCCTGAAGTTCCATCTTTAACAGTAATTCCTGTGCCATAACGAAAAGCATCCCAAATTATGTTATTTGGCTTAACAGCGCCTCCACCTACCGTTTGCAAGGCACCGACACGAAGACCTATACGGTCAACAGAAGACATCAGCGGCGTGCCAGTGCTGTAATCTGCCGTGGAAGTCGGATCAACTACATAACAAACCCATCCAGAAAGAGGATCAGAGTCTGCACCTAAAATAAACCATTGTTTTGAGTCTGTAATACCTGACCACGGATCAGTTCCAACCTTTACAACGCCTGCTGTCGAAGAAATTGAAACACCAATACCCCCTCGTACTTTATTTTCCATAGAGGGCAGTGTAATACATTTAATCCATGCAAAAACATGAGCACCTGCGGATAAATCAAGATTTGCCGTACCGGTCGTAAGATGATCCCAATAAAGTGCTATAGTGCCTGGAGTGGCTGATGAGGCGCGAGCGTTAATAGCATTTGAGCCTTGTAAAAAAACATCATTTGAAACTGCTGGCGTTGCTGACCAAGCAGCAGTTGTTGTCCAGTTGGTAATAACTTCCGTATCACCGCCCGTAGTATTTACTAGTGCTAAATCTGTTGTAATTGTGCCAGTCATTTATTTTCCTTAGCTATATATCTCTATAGATCTATTGTTCCATATAGCAGAATCAGATGACCACTCGGTTGATATTGGCGCGCCACTTGCATCTAATATTACTTTTTTTATAATCCAAACTGGTTCGCTTGTTAATGCTCCTTGAGGCGCACTACCTATATAAATTACTAATGACTGAATATCATACAATTGTTTCATTGCTACTGGTTTCGCTGATGCTTGCGTATTTGATCCTGGTTGACGCGGAGGCTTATCTTTAAAATTAGCCTCAAAATCTAATTGATCAGGACCACCATCTATTAATATATCTACCTCATAATGATGCCCGCCCTGTAATTCAGTAATAATCGTATATGTTGCAGCGTTTTTATATGACCAAAAGTAATATAATGAGCCATAATATCCATCAATATATGGTTTAAAATCTATCCAACTATGAAATTTTACGTCTCTATTTTTAGTAAAAGTTGCGGCCATTTATGTCTCTTCTCTCCAACATATTTGTGCATAGAAATCTTCTGTTGTACCAGTTATTCTTTGAATGCCCAAAACCATAATATCTTGAACTCCAGCAATATTTGATCCCAATTGTATATTATTTGGAATAATATTTGTTGCAATTGAATTAGACTGCGTGGTTGATTCGCCATATCCTGATATTAATATAGTTCCAGTACCACTAGCAATCGTAGTTGCATTAGTTGTATTTGCGCAGAATTTGGTAATGATGTCCAGGTAAATGCCGTTCCAATAACTGTTGGATTTATAAGAAGTATAAATCGATATGCAGAAGTTGTATTACACATTACTTGTAATGATTGCGGCTCAATTATTGCAGATAATGCTGTTGATTTTAATCTAATTGCTATTAGTGGATAGATTGATGTATTATTAAGAGTTGTTAATGGGGTTACTCCACGATCAAGTGATAACAAGAGCCCAGTATTTTCAACTCCACCCTCAACATTTACAGCTGAACATATATGAATAAGGCTTGCTGCTGGTCCAGTTCCATCATTGCTAATCTCATATCTTAATGGAAGGTTTGGGCTTGCCATATAAGAAGTTGTATTTTTATTTGCATTTAATACTTGATGACAATATACTGTTACTCCATCGATATCAAATCCAAATCTAACTCTACCTGCTCCAAGCCATTGAAAGTCAATAATGAAAATATTATCTTTGGATGGATCGATTGTATAGCCAGATAATCCAGTGCCATCTAATTTATCAAGGTTCCAAGCAGACTGATTAACTTTTGTATTAACAACAGACCCAGAAGTAGATGAGCGAATTGTTACGCCTAATGTAGTTCCAGCAAGATCAAAATAGACACCGTTATAACCGTCAAAATAACCAAGTTTTCGTGTAATGCCGGTTGCGCCAGCACCAAGAACACCAGTCATAATGATAAAATGTCCCTTGCCTGGCTGATAGTTGAAATGACGGAATGTCTGTCTAACTCTTGTTCCAGCGGTTGTATTACCAACTGACATTTGGACATAAGCATTATTAGAATTGTAAGTGCTTGAAGTTCCAGATCCAGAAGTTTGTTGGTCGTCCCAGAATAGTGGAGATGCGTCAACAGTTAATTTACTATCAAAAATAGTTTGTGGTTGACTAACTCTTAATCTTCCGAATGCATCTAATTGGGGAGTATCAGCCAATGCAACGCTGACACGCCCAGATACATTTATATTTGGATTAGTTTGTACATAACCATCAATGCTTACATGCCCTGTTGTGATAACATTAGGATTTGTCTGAACATATCCATCGATTATTGTGTGCTGAGTTCCATTAGTTTGGTTAGCAAGAATGCTACTTAAATATCCATCAGCCAAAGTATTGATTGTAATCCAGGGAGATGTCCCTTGATTTGCAGTAATAGTTCCTGATATTGGCTGAATAGTATTTCCAGTAGGATCTATTCTAATTGGATTGGTATTAGTGCCAAATTCTACTGATCCGCCCAAACCATATGTTCTTAAATTAGTACCAATGATAAATTCACTATTTATTGATGTATCTAGATCAAAAACTCTAGCATTTTGCATGTAGTATCCATCAGAATATCCAATTGCCGTTCCAGCTATTGGATATTGATCTGCAAAATTAGAACTTGTACCACCAGTACCTACACCGCCACTTGAAATAGTTTTAACTACGTCAACTTTAAGAGCTTTATGACCAGCTACATCAGTTATTCCAACATAAGATATTCCGTCAGTAATTCTTGTGTCGGTTTGTAATCGATAAAAAATACCATCAGATATGGATCCAATAGGATTTCCATTTATATCAAAAACAATTACTGCCGGAGAATCATTAGCCATTACAAAATAGTCCTTACTCTAGTGCTTTCAAAAGCTGTGCCAGTATAAGTAATCGCATCAGTTAATGAGTGCTTAATAGAAATACCATCTAGATCATAAACGTTCCAAGTTATACTAATTGGAAGATTAGTGCCATTATAAGTGATAAGTTTTTCTATAATTTTTTTTGCTTGAGTATTATCGATATACCAAGTTATTGACGTTGGAAACGGTTGTCCAAGAATAACTTTATATGCTCCAGAAATAAATCCATCTCCAGGGCCCTCATCAATAAAATGAATCAGTTGTCGAAGCGTTTCGTGGTCTTGTTCAGTAATACCGCCAGTTCCACCTGCTGATAATCCATTAACAATTCCTGCTCGCATTAAGAAATTTTTCTGTTCATTATTGAATTGTAATAAGTCTATATCACTACAAATAACTGTAATGTCCTGTGCTCTTAATTTGTGATTTAGCTCTCCTTTTAACAATGATGCTCTAATATCTGATTCTGCTACACCCGGAATCTGTAATAGATCTCTTGTGCGACCATAATTTATTGGATATTGAAAAATATTGATCGTCTTTATTTGTGTAGATACATTCTGCACTATAAAGCAACCGTTCATTTTAAGATATGGTGCAAACTCATTCATTTACTTACCCCTCTTTATGAAATCTATCTCTAATGGTAATTGTAATGGTACGCTCCACGTCAGGACTATCTGAGCTGGCACGACAACCATCAAATAGCTTCTCCATCAATGAATCGTATCCGTGCTTGGTAACATCAGACTTTGTAATCTCTAAAGCTTGCTTAACATCTTTACGAGTTAGATTTTCATCTTTGGTTAATATGACATTCTTCAAATCTGTTTCACTAAGGTTTACCATGTCATCAACGCTAAGACGATATCTAACATTCAATAGTTCATCAAGATAATCGAAGCTGCCAACTCCCGGTTGATTAACTGCGAAGTCTCCATCATTAATCCCAGTGCGCAAACCCTTATCAACAGCAGTTAGCAATACGCGAGCATTACTATCTTGCCACTCATGCTCTTTACCATAAACGTCTTTTAGACCATTAAGTACATTACGAAGCTTGGCAAAACTCTTTACTCGTTGAGCAAGACCTTCAGAAAGAAAAGCTTCACTACGATTGTAGTTCTGTAATCCACGGCGAGGATTGTACTCTGTCTCTTGATTAATACGTCTTGTATCGAACGCAACTTTAACTAATCCATTTTCAGAGAAAATAGATTTTAAGGCTGCTTTTCTTAACAGTCTAGTCTGCTTTCTGACACTCACATCTTGAGAGCCTCTAGAAATCAGATTGTATATTTCAGAAACTTCTGGTACCTTCATATGCTCTGCCTTTTGATAGAACTTCATTATAATGCCTACTTATTATACGCTATCCGCTTGACAGGCAATTTTTAGGATTTATTGTCTCCGGCATGGAAAACACACAGATTTTACCAGGCCTCATTCACCCGCTAGCCATTGAAGTGTGCCGAATACTAAAAGAGCATCAACATCAAGCCTTTATCGTTGGTGGATGCGTACGTGACTTGCTTCTAAAGCAGACTCCTAAAGATTGGGATATCACTACCAGCGCATCACCTCAGGAAGTACTTGAATTGTTTGACAAAACCATTCCAACTGGACTGCAACACGGCACAGTTACCGTTTGTATGGGAGAAGGAACTGAAAATCATTTTGAAGTGACTACCTTCAGAGTTGAAAGCGAATATTCAGATGGTCGTAGGCCTGATGAAGTATTGTTCGTCAAGGATGTAACTCAAGACCTTGCACGAAGAGACCTTACCATCAATGCAATAGCCTACGATCCAATTTCTCTAGACTTCGTTGATCCGTTTGGTGGAGTCAAAGACTTGGAAGACCATATAATCCGAGCAGTAGGTGATCCTATGGCTCGATTCCAAGAAGACGGACTGCGTATCATGCGAGTAGCACGCTTTGCGGCTAGATTTGGTTATTGGGTTGAAGACAATACTTTCACAGGTATGCAGAAAAGCATAAAAACACTTAAGAAAGTATCTAAAGAACGTGTTAGTGATGAGCTATCTAAAACTCTAATGTCAAAGCATTCCTCGTATGCAGTAAAACTATTAAGAGACGCTGGAGCATTAGATATTGCATGCCCACTTCTAACTAGCGAACCGCCACTAATGCACTTCATTCAATCCCTAGATAAATGTGAAGGACCATTAGAAACTAGACTGGCATTTCTATATGGAATGTGTCAGACTGTATCTGTTGTAGAAGAACTAACACAACTTAAGTTCTCTAATAAAGAAATTGATAGAGTTCGATTCTTACTTGATTTATTAGATAAGCTAGGGCACCTAATAAACATGGATTCCGTTTCTGAGTACAAGCAGTTTATGGCGTTCATCAAGAACCAAAGCCCTGACCCCTGGACCTATACGCTTGAGCAATTTATAGCGTTAACTGAGGCCATGGAATTGGGTGTTAAGGCATTGCTTGACGAGCACCGCAATGAGGTTGTGTTCGCCCGTAAAGAAATGAATATCAACGGTAACGATCTGCTAGCCATTGGAATGAAATCTGGACCCAATATCAAGAAGGTGTTGGATGAATGTTATCAAGAGATTTTAAGGAATCCAGATCACAATACAGGATATCATTTGATTGAGTTGGCAAAGGAGTTCGCTAAAAACGGAAATGGCCCCTAGATTTCTCTAGGAGCCATCTCAACTCTTGTTAGCTAATCAGAAAGCTTATTAGGCTCCGATGACTACGCTCTTTCTGCCTGCTGCGCATCCGCGAGGATTTACTATGGCAATTCCGATAATCTCAGAAACAACCCAACCCAACTTTAGTTGCTTTGGTTCGTCTGCTGGTAGAACTTCAATGTCTTGACGAATTGGCATTACACCAACGAACTCTGGATCTGCTACACCGTAGATGGTACCAGGTGGTACAATCTTGCTGACCATGATGTCAGTTCCCCAGATGTGGGCATATAGACCAGTTTGTAGAACTTCACGCATGGTTACGGGATCGAAATCACCGCCGCCAGTGCCTTGTCCACCACCAGAGCCCCACTTGAGGATGTCAGTGAACTCGTTGATGTTCATGAAGTACTTAGTCGTAACTAAGTCCCAACGATCGATTTGTTGCTTGATATCAACTAAGTCACGCTTTAGCAATCCTGCATCTGCGATGTCAGTGAGGGTGTTTTCGACAGAGGCAGCCGCATCAAGAGCCGCAAAGATGTTTGCATCTTCTTGGGCCATGATTTCTTGGCGAGCCTTCTGTACGGCACGGTCAATGACGTTAAATCTACGACGCTTAACTTCAGCGATACGAACCGTTGGGTTCGCGTAGATTTCAAACTCAGGAACTACCACTCTGTCACCGAAGACTCTGGACTCTGGTCCAGTGCCGTTGGAGGAGATGACAACTGCGGCAACGTCGATATCTCTATCGTAGGTTGGCATTGCACCCTGTGGAAGTGGGTCGACAACTAGGGCACGACGAGCGATACCGTGGTAGTCAAGGTTTCTACGGATTGGATTTGCCATTGCCTGAGCAAGTGCAATCTTTCCGTCCTGAGTCATGATAGCGCGAGTGATTAACTCATCACGCTTATCATCGCTTAATGCTGTTTGGCCTGCGAGACCCATGTTGGATGGAACATTCTCTTCGAGAATAGCCGCATACTTGACTAAACCCTGCAAAGCCTCTTTAAAAGAGGAGGCGTTCATTTCGCCCTTACCGTTAAACATATTCATGGATTCTCCTAGAAAAATTTGCCAGTCTTACCAGCTTGAAAACTTACATATAAAAGGGTAGGAGGTTCCCAGAAAGGGATTTGAGACTTACGTCTCCTCCAGCCTCCCGGCTAGAGAAGTTTTTGATTACATTCCTGCGTTGAACCAGATGGTGGCGAACGCGAATTTACGCTTTACATCAGGCATATCGCTTGGGCTGTTTAGCGCTTGGACTAGGAAGTTTGGAGTCGTAACCAAGGATTGGTTAGTATCAAACTCAACTAATGTAGCGACAGTTGGAGCGCCGCCAAGACCGTTACCACCAGTGACTGGTGTTAATAGACCAAGGCTTGTGAAGGTTAGTGCAGATCCAACAGTCAAAGTGGTGTTGGTGGTGACTAAACCGTTTGCTGCCGTGTCTACTGCGTCTAGAGAGACGCCGTATAGACCTGGCTTATCCCAGCAAGTTACCTTGCCAGAACCGGATGCAGTGTGAGGGCCAAGTAATCCAGATGCTGGAACTACGCTGTGTGGTCCGTAAGATACTTGACCAACAGATCCGCCAACGACAGTACCGAATATAGTACCGTATCCTGCAATGCCATCGTCAGAAAGCATTAGTGGACGAGAAGCGGCAGTTAGAGAAGTCGTACCATCAAAGTGACGAGAAACTGCTGGACGTAATAGTTGTACAAGGCCTGGAGCAAGTGCTGCAGTTCCTTGGACATAACCATCAAATGCGTCATAAGCAGCCTTATCGGTGCCTGGGCTTGGTACGCCAGCGAAAGAAACGATTTCTCCACCCTTAAGAGTTAGAACGTCGTTGTCGTAACCGTCGAATTGTCCCAAAGGCTGAGTGCCTGGTTGTAATAGTTTTAGAGCCATTTTATTTTTCCTGTTAATTCTTAAATGCCAACTTGGGCATCAGTTACTTACACCTGAACTTACAAAATCTAAAGAGCATACAGCTTTATTGATATGATTTTTCAAAAAGAGTCGCTTCAGTCATCATAAATATGATGCTATGCATAGATTATTTACCAAATAATCCACCCATTATACCTTTAGTCTCTTCTTCTAACTTACTAATGCCTGATTTAGGAGCATCTGGAGCACTAGTCTCTGTTGGAGTGCCTGGGACTGGAGCTGGTGTTGAGCCGGGCTCTTCAAACATCAAATCTGATTCTGATTGACTTGCCATCAATTCAGATTCAAGTTGTTTTTGAACATTTTCTGCACCTTTTAGGTCCTTGATAAGATTAGCCAAATCAATTCTTAAAGTCATAAGGGCGTGAGCAACATCATCAAAATCATCAGCAACTAAACCAGCACCACCATGTAAAAAGTCTGTTGAGTCAACTACAGAAGTTATCGCCCCTTTATTTGCAATTGACCTTTGTTTGTAAGATGGATTACTAAAATCAGACAATACTTTTCTAATGAATGGCAGGTTCTTTACCATTACTGTTCTTAATTCTTTTACGGCATTACTAGCTTGTTGAGTCGCTGGTTGTTGTGCAATCTGAGTTAATTGCTGATCAATACCTGGGCCAGTTCTTGGCATCTGAACTTCATCTAATATTGGCATTACTTTATTAACTACAGCATCAATCTCTTGAAGGACTGTCTGTAATTGCTGAACTGTCTGTAAAAATGCAGGAGTATAATCGTATCCAATTCCGAAATTAGAATTTGAAGTTAGAAGATCATTAATCTCTTT